ATTACTTATCCTCCTCATTCTTAAATGTATATTGGAACTGCGTCAGATTGTCCGTCATATCTGATACTATAAAAGCAATCGTTAAAATCTTTGATGGTCCAAGCTTATCATATGTCTCCAACAGGCTTCCTTCCAACGCTGCTTCCAGTGTTTCTTCCTCTGTCCACGCCATACCCGCATCATAGGATAGCTTAACATTTATACCTTCATGGATTGCTGTTGCTCCGGTAATTCCATAGATACTTACATCCGACATATCACATGCTGCCTGTATTACCTGTGGATGCGGTTTTGCTGTGATTGTAAGTATCGTATCGGTTATCGTATCCGCATCCGTCCATTTGTAGATTGTCGGTGAATCTAATTGCAAAATATAGTCCGATGCTGGTGCTATATCTAATCCATGTGTCTCGAAATCTGCTGCCTGCAAGGTATCACCCGAAAGAGTTATTTCTGTTATAACTTCAGCTTGAATTGTATAGTACTTTTCCGCAGACCGGAGCAGGTATCGAACGATGACTTCATCTGTTGTCGCTGCATTATTTTCGGTTTCTCTTTCTGTATCTGCATTTCCGATTGTCACCGTTTCTATGGATTCAAATTCTGTCGAATCCAAAGCCACAACATTCATCATGCCACGGTCTATGCTTTCATTCGTCGATTTGTTAACGAACGTACCAGCAAGCCGGAATACCCCATCTTCTACAACTACATATCTGGATGAATATGTACACTCGCTTTCTGCTGTAAATGTCCAGCTCACGATACCCCAGCTGAAATCTGTTGCATCAAGCAGATTGCCAACTGTCACCGTATCTTGCAGTTTAACTATTTGAAGCTGTTCCTCCACCACATTCCGCTCCACATCAATCAGTCCTGCAATAACTGTACATGTCAGAGCCTTTGATACTTCTATTGCATCCTTCAAGGCAATCTGTGTCAGCTTCTCTTCCAATGTGATAAATCCATCCCATTCGACTGTACCAACCAATCCTTGTCCATAGATAACCGCACGTATTGCTCCTTGCGCTATCCCTATGCTGCCGCCAGTGATATTCAACTTGACAAGCCATCTGTTGATTGAGTTTGCATCGATTGTCAACATGTACATTAAGCTCAATATATGCTTTCCGTTTTTCCACGTTTCCGTCGGATTGTATCCAACTATGGTTAACTCATTTAATGTGTATTCGATTGTACCAATCACATCCTCCGATGTTGCTGTCGCATCAAGTAGGATTTCTGCTTGAAAGAGCACCCCAATTGATACGGACGATGTAAACCGGATATCGATTATGGACTTGGACTCGCCATCTCCGATCTGTATCGCACTCGCATTCTCATAATTAAAAAAAAGAATATCCGAAGATGATACCGAGCTACGCAACCCTTCCAGATTCTTATCCGTCTTGCTCTTCGCTGTCGCAAGCGCCGGATCTGAACCAAAGCCGGTTATCTTATACCCGCCATTAAACGTATAATCATACATCATCACACAGCCAAGCTTCCCCGGTGCAATACCATCCGTACACCGGATGATATCTCCAAGGTCATACATGGCACCGCACAGGCAGCTTGTCTCAAACGGCACATAGTCAATCTGCAAAAGTGCTGTCAATACCGCGCGCCGTATCTGCTCTTTGTAGCTGTCTACACCATATTGCAGGAATGGGTTGGAGCCAAGATTGTATGTCAGATAATTGTCCGGATCCGAACCGTAATAGCTTGTAGTATCGTCTGCCATATTCACGCACGACAGTCCGGAATAACGCGTATCAAACTTACTGAATTTCGATCCAGTAAACCGGTCATGATTCGTAAGCGTATCAACAACCGTCTGTTCATATTTCCGAAGCACAAGCTTTCCCTGTCTGTCCATCGTCGCAAAGGTACCCGTTGCCTGTGCCACCCAGAAGATAAAGTCCTGCCATGTTTCAATATCATTTTCCGTATAGAGCGACAGGCTCTCTGTTCCGTTCGGAAGTGCATCCACCTCCGCCTGCGTCATGCCAAGCTCCGCCTCACAGGTTGTACATGCTAACGTAAGCAGCTCATATGGTGTTCCAATCGTGATATCAACGCTACAAGACCGATTGAAGTGAGCCATGTTGTCATATGCTGTGATATCAATTCCATATTCCGTGTCGTTCGCTTCTGATACTGTATATATGCCAAGTGGTACATCTTCCCACTTGTCGCCAATCAGTAGTCCCTCTGATACAGCGATTTGTGCATTCGTCCAATCAGGCACCTGCAGATCCGGCTTGAATGTGCACTTCAACTCTCCTATGTACACACTGCCGATCTTGACATCGTTCTGCTCGCTGCACTGATTCGTGATCGTGAATGAACCGCTCAATATATCATGATTGGTAAATGCTATCTTGTTCACTGTACCTGTCAGGCGAAATGTCTGTACTTTTTCTTTTGTCTGTTTCAGATATGCATCTGATACCTGATACATGCAACCGCCTCCTCAACATCCTATAATTCCTCTGCACTAAAGGATACTGTCCAATACCCCTGTGTGCCTTCGCTGTGTTCCGAATTCTTCTCCAGATCACAATCGATACTTTCAATCCGCACCGTGTATTCTGATTCATCAATCTGCAGTTTTACCGACTGCAGCTTTGCATATCCAAGCAGCTTGTTCTTCCATTTCGAAGATACCTGGAATTTCAACGAGCCGGAATACTTCCCGGCTCGCACGTCAATTGCAAGATCATCCCCTGCTTCTGACTGAAATGTATTTGATACTTTGCTGAAGCTCTCTGAATAATCGATTGGATTTGGTACACGTTCGCCATTGATTTTTACATATTTGTTCAGCATTATCTTCCTCCTGATCTGTAATTGTTGATCTGGTTCGCACGTACAATGATGTCATTTAATTTTGACTGGCCGATATATACCGGAATCACAATATCGCCTGCTGCCATTGCCGTCTGATTTCCTGCAAGCGCAGCTTTCATCTCACGTGCCACGGCCGCAATCCACTTCTCGTTCTGATCGAGCGGTACAACCGCCTCGGCGCCAGTACCTTCCAAAAGTCCGACCTGTCCTTTTGCAAGCACACCACCTCGCTCAAGCTGTGGCACACCGAGCTTACTGATCTTCGACAGACTGACACCCGGTATCTTGTTGATCACACCGATTACCGCATTGATTGCGCCGATGAATCCGTTTATGATTCCGATTGCCTTGGATAAGACAAAATTAACGGCTGTTTTTACCGCCCCGGAAATCGCATTACCGATTGCCATACCTGCACTTTTGAAGATGCCTGTTACAGAGTTCCATACGCCTGAAAAGAAACCACCTAATCGATTGAAGATACTTGTTATGCCATTCCACGCCTGTTGGAATATGCCTGTGAAGAAACTTCCAACCGTGCTGAATACATTCCTTATGCTTGACCATGCGTTTGTCGCAACGGACACGATTCCATTCCATATGCCTGTAAAGAAGCTTCCAATCGCCTGAAAAGCAGATGTGAAGAACTCCTTAAACGCCGTGACAAGCTGTGACACCTTCTCACAGAAAGATTCCCATACAAACTGTGCCACCTCGACGATTGCATCCCAGTTTTTGATTACTACGATAATTGCAGTGATCACGGCAATTACCGCTGCGGCAATTAGCAGAAACGGACCAATTGCTGTGACAACCCCTGTGATGGCCGGAATCATGGTTCCTGTAATAAACGTAGATGCAGTACCCATCCAAGTTGTAATCGAGCCAACCAAAGATACGATCTGACCGCCGAATGTGATAATCTTACCCACAGAGGATATGAGTGTACCAATTATCGCAATCAGCGGTCCTATCGCCGCAGCGATTGCCGCAAACTTTACAATCTGTTCCTGTGTTTCCGGATCCAGTTCCCGGAACTTCTGTACAAGTTCCTGAATTTTCCCGGCTATCTGCTGAACGATTGGCATCAGGATCTGACCGATTGATATTGCGCAGTTTTGAATCGCTGTCTTCGTCTTTTCAAACTGTATGGATGGATCCGAAGCTTCCAGCGTATCAAATGCCTTTTGCGCTGTACCTGCGGAATTTCCAAGTTCTTTAACTGCACTTGTAAAATCTGTTGTATGCTGGGTTATTGTTGCCGCTGCCTTCGCGGCTTCCTGTGAACCAAACATATCTGCAAGACTCATTCCGCTACTGTCCGCTTCATTCTGTATAATCTGTAACACATCTGACAGATTATATCCCTCATTCATCAGCTCACTAAACGATTTTCCTGTCTGCTCTTTCAAGATGTTTGATGTCGTGCTTCCGGATTTCCCAAGTTCATTCAGCATACCATTGATGTAAGTTGTAGCTTCCGCTGTACCTATACCATTTTTCGTAGTAGTAACATATGCCGCACTTAACTGGTCCAAATTGACACCATACATCGCCGCTGTTGGGATAACTTTACCCATGGATGCGCCTAATTCATCTACAGTCGTTTTACCAAGATTCTGCGTTGTGATCAGCTTGTCCGATACGGACGACACCTGATCTGCAGATAACCCATATGCATTTAAGGCTGTCGTAAGTGTATCTGTTGCGGTTGTCATGCTTGTAAATCCAGCTCTTGCAAGCACGTTTGCCTGTTCTACAAATCCAACAGCATCCTTGGTTGACTGTCCGGCAGATATTGCCTGATATGATGCTTCCGCAATCTCCGCGGCACCCATACCGGTACTATCGGATAAAGCCATAATCGAAGAGTCAAGATCATCTATTGGTGTCTGTGTTGTATCTGCAATCGTAGACAGCTTCGCCAATGCGGAAGAGTAGTCCGTCGCTTCTTTGACCGCCGCGGTACCTCCTGCCACAACCGGCATCGTAATTGTTGCCGTCATCTTTCCGCCAAGTGCAGATACCTTATCTCCTACACCTGTAACCTTTTCTCCAAGTTCGGACATGTTGTTGCCAACTTCCTTGATATGCGCGCCTGCTGCCTGCATCTTAACCGACATTTTATCTTCCATATCAGACACAGCCTGCTTGGCACTTTCTGCTTTGTCTCTCAGATTTGATAGTTCATCTGTTGTCTTAACAATCTCTGCCTGCAGCGCATCGTATTCACTCTGTGTGATGTTTCCAAGATCAAGCTGTTCTTTCGCATTTTTAGCCGCATCTTGCTCCAGTTTCAGCTTTTTTTCTGTTTCTTTGATTGCTTCATTCAGAGCATTCTGTTTTGCTTTCAGCAGTTCAACATTTTTAGGATCTATTTTTAAAGCATTTTCAACATCTCTCAGATTGCTTTTTGTTCTTTTTATTTCTGAATTGGTTTCTTTCAGTGCTTTAGTAAGTCCAGTCGTTTCTCCATCAATTTTAATCGTAATGCCTTTGAATTTATCCACGTATCCACCCCCTTACATAGCTGCAAATTTATCAAAATCATCCTGCGTCGCCTTGAGTGGGTAGTTATACGTGTCATTGCTGCTCTCGATCATCATGTCGAGCACATCTCCATGTGTTAACTCCTCAAGGTCGTGCATCGATATATGTAGTGAAAAAGCCCGCAGCATGAAGATGTTTGTATTCATCTCCCTTACTGTTGACTTTGGTTTTTTTTTAGTTCACTTGTGGTCGTAATATTGCGATTCCATACGTTCAAGATTGATGTAATTGCCGCAGGATCCTGGAAGTCTGCTTCCTCAAATTCTTCCATCCATGCAATGTACCCTTCTTCTGAAGCTTCCTTAATCTCTTTCCGGTTCTGCATGTTCATCACATACGCAAGCTTCGATGTATATTCGATTGCATCAAGCTTGTCTACGTCTTCTACGTTCTCCAGCTTCGCAAGATCCTTTAACAGCTCGCGCTTAAAAATCTGCTTGTATCGAATCGCAGTTGCTGCGTTGCTTTCAACTGCTACCTCTCTCTGTCCAATTCTGATCACTGATCTCATAGTATCCTCCGTTTCTGTTGCACCGGTGCAACTTTATATTTTTGCAAGAAAAATGGGACGGTATCTTCTACCATCCCATTTCATAATTGATATTAACCTGCTGCCTGTTCTGATGCAGTCGGCTCCCATACTTTTGTATACCAGCTCTTATACGCGCCATCTGTTGTATTGGATCCGGTTGTTGCTTTAACCAGATTCTTTTCCTTGCCATTGATCACGTTGACATCCGGACGTGGTGTAGCCTTAATTGTCACAGATTCTGTCACAGGCTCCGTGCTGTCTTCCTTGGTCTGGGACGCAACGGAGTGTCGTGTCAGTGAGCAACGATACAGTACATGTCTGCGTGCCTTTTTATCGCCTGAAAACTCAAACAAAAGAGCAATATACTTCTGTTCGTCTGTCGAAGATTCAACAAGCACACCATCGACTTCTTCCTGTCCCATCACCTCAATCTCTACGTCCTCCGGTACTAGTGCAGATTCGAAATCTCCCTCATAGCCGGAATTGCTTGATAATACGGCATACGCGGTATCATCCGCATAAAACGTGTTGGATTCTCCGGACGGATCAAGCGACATACTTACTGCTCCCGGCCATTTCTTCGGCGTACTGTATGTACTCTTGATTGTTCCATCCTCCTGCTCCGTCTCTGTGATAATCGCATAATGTGTATTTTTCAATCCAAATTTAATCTTATTTTTTTCTTTACCCATCTTTATATTACCTCGCTTCCTATATGGTCTTAGCTTCGTATATGGTCATAAATACTTTCTGCTCGTTCTCGAACTCGTCTGTCATGCTCCACGGAATTTCTGCTTCATTCAAAGCATCTTCGATCATCGCTTCCAGCTTCTCATTCTTCTTCGTACTGTACAGCACCGCACGCATGGAACTAATCTTCTGATACACCTTGTCATCTGCGAAGAAATTACTATCCGCATGGCATGTGTATGTGACGTATGGTACTTTGGTGCCTACAGGTGCATGGTCATAGTGTACAGTCACACCCGGTACCGACAAGACTTTCTTTACATCTGCAATCGTCATCCTTTTCCCACCTGCCTTTTGAATTCTTCCGGAAACTCATCCTGCGCCCATGCTTCTACTGGAGCAATATGTTCGTGTGCAGCGGCGTGTCCTCGCACCTCTCCATTGATGATGATGTCATGTCCATTCTCAAGAAGATGTGTCAGCTGATACTGCTCGTTATACACAGTCATTCCTTCCGATGTTTTCTTGTACTTCCATCCATTTTTGTACTTTTTCCCTTTTGTACGCTTGTTGTTGGGAGATGTCTTTTTCAGCTTCTTTACAGCTTCCTTGGCTGTATTCTCCGCTGCCGTATCAACCGCAGTGTGCACATGATGCTCAAACGTTGAAAAGATTGACTGTAATTCCATATCAAGCTGTCCAATTTTAATCGTCTTGTTCGACATACGTCACCCCTGCTTTCTCCTCTGCATAAAGCTCGATCGTATCTGAATCTGTACGCTCATATGTACGATAGATCCCATATACTTTGTCTTTGTACTTCACAAGCTCTTCGCTGTTGTAATTTACCTTATCTGTGTCAAAGCGATACTTCGGATTCATACCGACCTGCCCGGCTTTGAAGAACTCCTGGCGATCAACAGACTGTACTTTGCATATTACCGACCGCTCTGTTTTCTCTGTGATAACCTGATTGCCGATATCGTCTGACCCAGTCTTAACCGCAATCAATATGATTTCGTCATCCATCCTCTTCCACCTTCGCTTTCTGTGCAAACAGGCGATTGTTGAGTTCATACCGTAACATGCGTGGCATCTCCTCTCCGGTTGCTCTTTTGCGCCACATCCACGCCGCATAGCTTATGATAAGCTCCTCATCATCCACAGGTGGATCCTCCGGGAAGGTGATACCCTCCCGTTCGATCCGTTTCTTTGCAGTCTGCAGATACTGACTCAACCGCTTATCATACACCGTGGCAGATATTCCAAGGTCGATCTTTAACATTGTCAACTTATCTGCATCTGTCATAGATTACTCCTTACTTGATGCAGCCGCCTTATTTGCTGTATCTTCTGCAAATGTCATATCTGCTGTCGGTGTTGTTCCAAGGATTCCGATGGCAACGAAGCCCTCTGCAATCACCGGAAGACCGTCATATCGTGCCAGTCCCTTATATACTGTCTGATCTTCCAGGAACTTCACATGCTCGGACTGTGTGATCTGTGCGCCCTCACGCTCGGCAAGGAGATATAAGTCACCATACCCGCCGACGATTACATTGTCCGGGATGAAATCGAGTGTTTCAATCGCACCACCCACGATCGGCATGGTGTCTCCCATTCCGGTTGCGATTGCGCCGGCTGCGTTAAAGCTGAGCGCCTCTGCTACAAGCTTGGTCTTGGTTGTCTCGTTCATAGCCCAGAAGCGATTGCCTGTCGAATACTTGCCCTTTGCATTACCAGATGCAATCACAATCTCCTTGAACAGGTCAACGCCCTTCTTTGCGGCTGCAATTGATACAATGTTTGAGGAAGAAAGATTCTTCCACTCACGCGCTGTATCCGGGTAAGTCTCTGGTTTTGCTGCCTGCGCCAGACGTGTGACTACACCTGTTGGCATTTTCTTTCCTGTTCCGTAAAGGATTGCCTTATCAAGGGCTAATCCAATTGACTGTCCAAGAGCTGTGATGATTGCTTCTGCAAGATTGATATCCGAGTCATTCAAAGTTGCATTATCGATTGCCATATATCCAGATACTTTATATCCATCTACTTCGACATTGTTGAATAACATCGACAACTCGTTGATAGAACCATTCATCTCTGTCCAAATTGCTTCAGGGATCGTGCCCTGAATCGGCTGTCTTGCCTTGCCCGGCACAGGCTGCACACGTACATGCTTATAAAGCTTTGAGTACTCTTCGATGTTCTCGCGAAGGAGTTCAAGCATCACGTTCGGAATTGTAAGCTCTGCACCTGTAATCGCGCGGTTCTGCACACCGTTTGTATAAAGCGTACGCACACGTTCCAAGAAAGTGTGTACCTCTTCTCGCGCGAAAAACGCATCGCGCTCCTGTACTGTCATACCAAAAAACTTCTTTCTAGTTGTTTTCACTGTTTCCACTCCTCTCATTCTTGCCTCTGGTGCCGGTTCTGCCTGTCTCTGCTTGCTTTCCAGTTCTGCAAGCTCGGACTCTGTATCCGATACTTCCTTTTCCAGAGTTCTTACTGACTCGTCATTTTCTTCCTTATCCTTCTCGTACTGCTCTACTTCCTGTGACACTGCCTCCTTCTCTTCGTCTGTCTGTGCCTCTTCAATGGCTGCTTCCAGCTCCTTCTCACGTGTTGCAAGCTCCTTTGCCTTCTCACGTGCCTCTGTGAGCTTCTTTGTGACTTCGCTCAGCTTCTTTCTGAGCATGATTGCCTTTAACATGATTCGCTGCCTCCTTTTAATTTTAATTTTTTCTTCATGTCAAGTTTCCACACCTCATTTTGTCGCGCCCGGATGGTGTCGATATCCTTTTGTCGCGCATTGACACTTGTCTCTTCGTAAGCAGGGAATGTACATACTGACACTTCATACAGCTTGACTTTCTTGATTTTCCAGTGAACAGATCCATCCTCACGAACGTCTGTCTCTTCATCCAGAATATCAAAGCCAAAACTGCATTGATCCACATCACGCCGCTTTACTCTCGCATATAAGTTCATTGCATCCGAATCTTCTGGATTGATGTCTATATGTCCCCAGAGTCCACGCTCATCCTGTCGTAGTGTCAGTGTTGCTGCTTTCGTTCGTCCAAGCACCATGCTCGTATCATGATTGATTAACGCGCGGATATCATCTGAAAGTGTCTCAGTAAATGCTCCACTTTCGACACTTTCGCTGTAACCCGGTGCAATAATATAGGTGCTATTAAAAACGGCGAAGTAACCTTCAATCGAAAGTGCCTCGCCGTCTTCTCTCGTATTAAATTCCGATGCGACAGATCGTATCTGTCGAATATGTCTATCCATTACTTTCTCCCTTCTGTACCAGTTTTTTCTGTGCTGCTGCCATGTCCCACGGTATATAGTTTTCAAGCACTCTAAGTTCATCCAAGCCGTCCTTTGGTGACATGCCTATTCTGTCACGGACCTCGTTACCGGTTACAAATCCACGGTCTGACAGTGAACCGAATACGGACGCTATCGTTGTCAGATCCCAATCCATCACGGACATGACATTGAACTTGATGTACATATTCGGACTGTATATCAGTTTTCGTGTCATCTCCTGCTGTAGACCTGTGACTATCGTCTTTATTTTCGTCTTGACAAAATAATTCCACTCATCCTGCTTGTACTCTCCAACGCCAAGCACAAACGCAGGCACTCCTAATATCGCGGCTACACTTTGCTTGTCCAGCTTTACATTGTCGGATATCGCAAGATCTGACAGAGACAACGGTTTGATCTGTTCTATCTCAAACTGTTCAGCAGGTATCAGCCACGGTGCACCGGCTTCGCCAGAATTCATGTACTCATTGATCAGCTTCTGTCTGCCCTTTGGCGACGAGAATTCTTCCGTCATTCCATCCACTTTAACAATCAGGCTTGGCTTGTACTTGCTCTTCATGAAAGCATTTGTTGTAATCTGTGCCTGTCGCAGGTTATCCGCGACATCTTTCAACTGTGCTGTAACGCCCTGCCCTTTGTACAGGTATACCTTATCCGGATTGTATACAAAGTGCATCACCTCATCCGGAGCATATGGGATTCCATCAATCATCACATGATATCTGCTGTAATCGCCCTGAAATGATACTCTGCTTGCAGCCACCGGCTCCATATCAGACAGATATCCATCTTTCGTATACACTTTCACGACCGAATTGCCTTTGCCATACAGGAGCAGATTCATCACTATCGATTCTATAAACGTCTGCCGCGTCATGGTACTGCACGGGGTTATATCAATCTTTCGTGACAGCTCATTGATCACACGCTCGTCACCGCGTTCGGTGTTCTCCATGACGTGAATCGTCATTGCTCCGATCACTTCTGCAATCTTGCGGCAGGCCGCTACAATCTCCGGATTCTGGTCCAGCGATGTATAACCATCACCGCACAGGATGTCATATGCTTCCGTGCTTCCAATCAGCACCGCCGATCGGGTTCGTCTTGCTTTTCTTAGTGCCCGCTGTATCACATTATTCTTCATCTTCATTCTCACCTCCCCACCAGCTTTTTGTTTGCTCGCTCTTTTCGAGCGAATTCAAGTATCTGACGCACGCAAACACGCTCGAATCGAACAAGTCGATACGTGCCGTCGGTTCTATCTTCTCAAATTGGATCATGTCGTCTGTCTTCTCAATCGCATGTACATTCTGCACGCAGTACTCGTAAGCATCTGAATGCAGGTAATACAACGTTCCATCTTTGGCAGATTTCTCAATATGCCGGAACCCCTCCGACTTCACGTAGAAATACTGTGGCTGGTCGACTATACGGAACCCTGCCTTTTTCATCTGGATAAAGTACTCACGTGCAAACTTCTTATCGTGACCAACCTGCTTGATCTTAAAGCCTTTGCTCCGCATCTCCTTGAACCAATTCACAATATCTCCAACGTTAACCGTCGGCGTGTTGCACATGGTCAGCCATCCATCGTCCCGCCAGCCAAACAGCGGTATGTTGTCTTCATCTGCTTTCCTTGCTGCTTCCACAACCGGGAAGAATGCATGCGTGATAATGATATCCACGCCCTTGTAATGTCCGAATAGTGCCGCTGCCGTGAGATCATGCAATTTCGACAGGTCGGCACCACCGTACCAGTCTATATTAAGCTTTGCGAGCTCCTCTATGCTCCAGGTATACTGCTTGTCTGAATTTTGGAACTCTTTTATATCAAAATATGCCTTCATCGCCGTGGTATATACATTCAACTGGCGGCTTAGAAAATCCTTCCGCTGTTGCGGATCGTTCTGTGCCTGTATGGAATCGTTCATGATAGCTTCCGGCCGGATTGTCACACCATATCCCGGATTTGCCTTTTCATGCTGGATTGGATTGGTAAAATCTACATTTCCCTTTTCGTCCTGATCGGCACGAGATACAAAGCAGAACAATGTATCGTCATTCACTATGCCATCCAACACTTTGTTTGCATATTCCAACCGGCGATAGCAGAATGAATTCATGTTATCGCCCGCAGTTGTGATACCGATCATCAGCTTGTTCGTGTATGCTGCCATTGCCTCCTTGAATCGGTTGTACTGCGATGCACGCTTGAACGCATGCACCTCATCCGCGATGGCTATGTTACAGTTGAATGAATCCTGCGTGTCTGGATTGCTGGCAAGTGCTTCGATGTACAAGGAACCCTCCGGCTCTTCATTCTCATTGTAAAAAGTGTACTCGATAGAGTGCTGTGCATTGTTATTCAGTACTTTAAACTCGCCTATCATGCCCCGGTATCGCAAAGTATGCAGGATATCGTCGAAGCTCTGCTTTGCCTGTTTCAGTGCCGCTGCAACAATATAGATCGTCGCACCTGATTTACGCTCTAATAACCCCAGAGCAAAAGCCAGCGCCGCTATAAAAAGTGTTTTCCCCTGCTTTCGTGGGACAAAAATAAAGGCCTCTTTGTATCGTCTGATCTGAGTACCTTTATAGTAAAAGCCTATTAAGTTATATACGATGAATATCTGCCACGGCTGCAATATCAACGGAGTATTCCGCAGAGAGTGCCCTTGCAGGTCCTCTCCCTTCACGTGAACCATTACCCGCTCAATGATATTGATCACGAAATCCGGCTCTTTCGTGTGCAGCTCCAGATCATCACGTTCCAGATCGTCCAGGAATCGCTTGCACTCTCGTACATTATTCCCCGCAATGATCTTTCCCGCAACTACATCCCTGGCATAGTCGATCGCTACCTGCCTATACTTCTTAGCTGCCAATATCCCGCAGGATGTCTCCTAATGCAGACACCTTTTTCCCTTTGATTGCTGATTCATCTATTTTTTTCAGCCCTGCCGGTGTGAGCCCAAGATCTCTCCAATACGAAAGTGCAGATGTATTCATGTCGCCCCAGCTCACCAGCAGCGGATTTTTGGTCATGTTGGTACTTCCGTTTTTGTTCGTATGCTCCACTACAGGTTTGGCACCGGTTTCGACGTATTCCTGATATATTTTGTCACGCTCTGCAAGTATATTTGCGAGCGTATCGATCATCGGAAGGAATGCATCTCGATACGTGCCAACCGCCTTGGTTGCTGACACTATTCGATTTTTCCATGCTGTCTTTTTCACCCGGTTTCCCCCTTTCTCAAAAAATCCCGCGTATTTGGAAAAAGCTCCACCCACCGTTCTATCCTCCGGCGCTCCAAAAACGCTAGAGAGGGGGGAGTCTGCTGCCATATCTCTTCTTCATACGCATTTGTAATTGTTTTCCTGTCGCTGTAAGCTCATGTGAATCCCGATCATGCATGCGGTTGTGGCACTTCTGGCATAGCGTGATCAGGTTGCAGTCGTTGTACCGCTCATCCGGATACTGTTCGACTGGGTACACATGATGCACATGATCTCCTGATCTTCGTTTGCCATATCGCTTACACTCTTGGCACTGGTAAGCATCTCGCCGAAGAATCACTGCACGTTTCCTCTTCCATCGTTTGTCGTTATACATCATTAGCTTCATCCTCTGACTTCTTCTGCAGGATGTCGATGGCTTTCGTGATCACTGCCGGAAGCTTCACGCCCATGAGCCCGGCATTCTCGACCAATGAGATTGTCTCGTTCGCTATAAAAGCAATCACGACCGCATCACGAATATAATTAGTGCCGATGACTAAATCTAATCTATACGCTACAATCACGAACACAAGTGTCATGCACTTCCGACATAATCCCTTCCATCCTGCTTTGCTCTCCAAACTGCCTGTATCAGTTTTGGGACTGTTCTTGAATACGCCAGCAACAATCAGCCCAGATACATAATCAATCGCCATGAATATGAGCAGGGTTTTAATACCTGCATCCCATCCGCCAAATACGGATGCTATCGCTGATCCAATCACTCCTACTACTGTACATATCGCCTGTTTCATCTTCTCTCCTTTCCAACGCAAAACAGCAGCTATATGGTTTCCATACAACTGCTGTTCTCCGTTTCTCTCAACTATCTTATGCTATCATAATATCACTTAATTTGTCCCCCGAGTACTCCACTTTCAGTTTTTCTTAAAACTTCCGAAGAACTCTCTCACTCTTACATATAGCTTAAAAAACAAATATGTGTATGTCTCTCTTAATGCAAGTCTATACAGCATCTGGTCCTGCAACGTCAGGCTCTCTACAAATTTCTTTTCGTTAAAGTAATCAATATACTCCTCAATGATCTCATACTCCGTTTTCATATCTTCTCACTTCACTTTCTTAGATAACAGGTAATAGAACTTCCGCCGGCTGCGATAGTATAATGCGCGCGACGCTGGCATTCCACGCGCTTCAAGCACCGGATATGTGCACTCAGTATCTGTTACTCCTGCCAATATATACTGTGCAAGTTCCTTGTTTGCTTCCACTGTCGTATCTTCAATCACCTTACATCTCTTGCTTAGTTCTGCTGCCTTGATCGCTGCGCTTGCCGTTGGGTTCGACAATCCACTTCCTGCTCCGGTTTCATGTGACCGAAGTCCTCGCAGTTCTCGAATCTCTTTTATCCAGTCCGGATACTGCATACAGTAGTGGTACAATTCCAAGAATCTATGCTTCCCAATGTTATAGCTGGCGACCGAGTTTCTTTGTCTCACCTTGCTCACGCTCCTTTATACTTTCTGTGTGTACTCCAGACATATCCAGCCTGCACCACTTTTCAGCTTTCCCCATTTCTGCCCGGATACTGTCTTTTCCGCCACAATCGTATATACGCCCTTGTCCCGGATCACTCCGATTATTGCATTTGCTGTACCCGCATCCTTACGAATATTCAGTGCCGATGCTGTGACCTTAACTCTATATGTATCTGTCTGTGTCTGCTCTGGTTGGACTGCTGCCTGCTCCGATGCCTTTGTTTCTCCAGCTGCATTCTGTTCTGTATTCATTCCAAGTCCAAGCGTTGCAAGGATTCCTTTCGCATATGCTACACCAAACGCCCTGCACTTCTCTTCTGTATCCGCTTTTGCCGCATCAGCTTTATTGTCTACAAATACACCCTCGCAGATAATCGCCGGGCATTTCGTCTGTCGAATGAATCCAAAATAATCACTTCCGTAAACGTTCTTTTTTGTCTTTAAGCCACGACTTTTCTGCCCGATCTTTACAACTTCTTTCTCTATGTTCTGTGCAAGCACCTTTCCTTTGCCACCATTCACACTGTGCCATACTTCGAAGCCTTCTCCGCCGCCTGCGTTGTTGTGTATGTCCAGTGCCAGATCTGCGCCCCAATAATTGCACATTGTTGTCTTTTCGTTGATTGAACTATCAATATCTCCATTTCTGCTAATCAATACATCGACACCGTGCTCTTTCAGATAATCACGGCATCCTTTAGCCATCTGCAGATCAATATCTTTTTCTACCAGATACTTCACTGCTCCGGGATCGCTCCCGCCGTGTCCTACTCCAATATATACCTTTGCCATCTTTATATCCTCCGTTCATATACTCTTCTGTTCTTCCTCGTTCCACGCGTCCAGCATGTGCCGTGTGCATCCTTGCATCTCTCATCAATCTCAATCAACAGTTCTGCCATAGTATCCGGTTTCCCGGATTCTCACCCCCTTCCTTCTTTAGATTTATGATATATTTTCTTAGTGCCAAAATAAAAAAGGTACCAACCAATGAATACTGGTCAGTACCTTTCCTTTTCTAGTATTTACTTGTTTTTCTCGATGAAGTCACTCATCATCCTGCTTAGCTGTCCCGCCTGGCTTACCCCCGCCTTCTCACACGCATCTGCAAACGCTTCCACAAGCTCACGCTTCAGCTTATAGGATTTGCTTATCAGTCCAGCTTTCGCATTCCACTTGTCCTGCGGTCTAATCTTCTTTTCTTCCATCGTGCACCTCGCAATATATATTTAATCCAATTGATGCCACACTCAATACAAGTGCTATTGCAATTGCCGCATCCAATCCTTTTCTGATTGCATAGTACACAAGAACCGCCGCCGAACAGGTGCTAATAATTGTTAATACTTTTCTTATAGACATATCTTCAAAAATGGCTTAGAATAAAATTAGGCGGTGGGTGGGATATTCCCACCGCGCCTGTGCCCTTACTTGAAGAAGGTTTCGTAGATCAAGCATACGATGGTTGCTATGCCTTGCAGGATGCCTGTCACGATTGCAACCTTTTCAAGTTTGGGCTTTTTCTTTTTCTTCTTAGCCATTTCCTCATTCACCTCCTTACAAGTATTATAATATCATACGGTGTACCGTATGTCAATACTTTTTAATATAAAAGATGAAAAATTTCTGACCAGTATTCACTTTTCAATGTGCATCTTTATTTAGTATTTACTAGACTTTACAGGTAATTCTTCCCGAAGATCTCCCGGAAACTCTTATCTGGATAGTACTCCTCAAAAGCTTTCTGTGCGGCTTCGTGCAATATCTGCATATAGTCGCTGTTCTGGTGCACCGCATCCGGTCCTGTCCGGTGATGTTCCGGGCACAGGTACACCTTCAATCCATATTTTTCTGACAGCTTCCGGTTCGGGCCTCCAAAGCAGTGATGTTCTTCAATCGTGTAACCCTGCTGCCGGATTCCGAGCAGATCGCACATGTAACAGCATCCGTCTTTGTTCTGTATGATAGATTTACTCATGATTCACATCTCCCTTTTCATCTTCCTTTACGATAACAAATGCAACATCTTTACGTTCCATATACTTCTTAATCTGCGAGATCTTGAACGTGGCAAGCTCACTGATCTCCAGCTTGCCGGAATAATTTTTCTTAATCATGCAGACATTCTCATCATCCATCAGATTCGGAATAACCGTCTGCTCTGTTATTTCTTCTATGTACATGCTCATATCCTCCATTTCGATGCTACATCATCCGTCTTTGTTCTGCATGATCGATCTACTCATGATTTCCCTCCTTGCTTTACTATCTCGATTGCTCTATCCAGTCCCCTGTGGTACAAGTCATCATATTCTGTATCCAAGCAAGGACATATTTCATCCACATACTTGTCAAAATCCGCATATGAAAGCTCTTTTTCCTCTTCCAGTTGTTTCAAAACATTATCTACGTTGTATGCCGTAGGTTCTGCGTCAATAATTCTGCAGAACCTACAGTATTCATCCGGGTTCAAAGTGTACTCACTTACTCGATCTTTCAAGCTCATATCGTCAATCAATCTACTCATCATAAACCACATCCTTACTTACTTTCTTGGCAACCTTGATGGTGTCCTTATTCGTCTTGCTAACCGTGACCGTAACTCCACGTCCGTTATTTACAGTTATCTTTGCTATGTTCCGCCGATCGACCAGCTCCACACACTGTTTCAGATATTCACACACCTTTTCGTCTGTCTCGTGAATTGCAAGCTCAATGTTGTCCTTTGCTCTTTCCTGCCGTTCTTTTGCCCGCTGCCATATCCGTGCACCATTGCAGTCACACATTGTAACTGCCTTTTCTTCCGACTCATCATCGTCAACCGGATCATCAAAAAATACAATATTCTTGCAATATCTGCATGTTCCTTTATTTGTCATCACTTTACCCCTTTCTTGCTCTTATCCATTATGTTTCTCCATTATCTTCAGCAGGCTCTCAATCTCGGTATTCATAACCGTTGCCGTCTGTTTCGCCATGCTGTAGTTCTTCTGTTCAAAATACTTCGCCAGATCCTTCATATCATCTCGCAGCTCTTCCATTGTCGCTTCATATTCGGAATTATCTGTATATCCCCAATACCCCGTTGGAGCTGGAGCATATGCTTCCTGTTCTTCGGTACCTTCTTTCTGATTTGCGCTTTTCTTCGGATCAGCTTCCGCTGCATTCTTCACTTCTTCTGCATCTCTTTCCAGCACCTCCGGATCATGATGCATCTCGACGATCACAGGCTTTTCATACTGCTTCTTCGGTTCTTCTTTCTTCACCGGCTTTGCAACCGTGACTTTACTTTCCTTCCGCTTCGCAGGCTTCTTCTCTTCGTTTTTCACTTCCTTCCTCGGCTCCGGCTTCGGTTCTTCTTTCTTCTCTTCCGGATACGGATCATCATATGTCCTCGCCCAGACATCTTCGATCCTCTCATCCGGATATCTGCGCGCACAGATTGCAGATGCGGCGCTACACAGGCCTTCCCAGCTTATCTGCTCATTTTCTCCGGTACGCATATTGACGATCTTGATACTTGCCGAAATCGAGCATGTCATCATCAGCCTTCCAACGCCCGGGACTCGCACGATGATCACTCTCGTCTCGTCCGGCGCAATGATGTCCATCATCTTGTCAATATCATAATCCGGATAAATCACGCTCGATAATCGCCGGAAGTCGTCCGGTATATCATGCAGCCATGCTCTTACTACCTGCGTCAGCAACGTATCTTCTCTTTGTTCCTCTGGCTGTCCTGCTGCCTCAATCGCAATCTCGATATCTGTCACGCCCTGCTCTGCATCGAACTCCTTCTTGATCTCCCGGATTTCTGTCTTCGACAGTTCCTCCGGAATCGTGTCTACAATCGCCTGCGGGAGTGTCAGCATCTCTGCCAACTTTGCCATGCCGAACCCATGATATCTTTCTGCAAGGACAGGCGCATACCCGCCCTCGCTGTATCGTTTGTTGATATTGATATATCTTGATACCACATCTTTTGACAATCCGTATTCTGCCGCCGCAAATTCCGTTACATTCCGGTACCCGCTTGTCCGCAGGATATCAGAGTCCTCTGCCCTACGGAGCAGATAACCTATCTTCACAAATCCGTCTGCTGCCTTGTTGAGTTCCGTATCAAGCTCCTGCTTGAACGAAAGATACTCCTGCGAATACTCTTCTGATCTTTCTGTTAATTCCAACATGTCTTCGCTCCTTTCACACTGCCTCCATAAAGTCTTCCATCAATCCCTGAAGCACTCTGGTATTGTTCTTCTCCTGCAATTCCCTTATATTTGCTTCTCGTAATACCTTTGATTGCTTCGCGCGTGCATGATCTTCCTCACTCATTCGTTTCCGTATCTCTTTCTGCCATTCCTTCAGGAAAGGTTTTACTGTTTCTAACTCCGGTTCTTCATCGAACATGCCACGATGCTGTCTGATCGTGCCTCCCGGTTCCACTTCTATCGTATAAAATGGTTTGTCCGGTTCCTCTACCTTCCGCAGGAAGCAGATATATGTCTCATGCTGCGCCATCCGGTCAAAATACCGGTCTGTGGATCCGACGCAGTGATGCAGGCTCCGCCCTTCGCATACAATGTCATATATCCGCTCCGGTACCATGATGAAATATTCGGTGCCTCTATACTCGAATTTCTTTTTGATTTCCTTCAACACATCTTCCGCCTCGGGATATCGTTCTGAATACTCCTCTGAGTTAATCTCCATTTCCCGTACCTTGATTTCCTCGACCGCTTCATCATGTCTCCGCTTCAGTTCCCGCGGCTTATAGATCATTTCATCATCCAGTTTCTTTTTCAGCTTGTTACACATCCGTATATAATCGGCATATTGATCTACGATTACACGCGTACTTTTTCCTTTGTACTGCTCCTTTTTCTGCTTTTCGATGTAGTTCATTGCCTGCTCTGCCGACATATACGTCAACGGCTCTTTTAATGTACCTGGCGTAATATTTTCACGCTTCGCCCATGTAAGCAGCTTCTCAGATATTTTCTCGCCTTTTTCTTCACTGTACTGCATCCACTTAAGGACCAGTCCGCCACCGTTACAATCCCGGATCCGGTTTATTTTCTGTCTGTCAGCAATTCCAAATACCTCTTCAATCGTCCGGCCGGTCACATCCAGATAACCGATATACTCTAAGTCCCAATAACTTATCTGCGTGCTTGTCTCTGTCAGCATCCGGTAGAATCTTCCACGGAACAACATCTCTGCCACTTGTATGTATTCTTTGTCATTTATTGCTGCCATCATTGCATTCCAGTTACACTGCTGTCCCGCTGCTGCCATCTGGGTGAATAACCGGCTCCACGGCTCGTAGCTTGTATCCTTGAAGGCTTCCATGATGCCGGCATCATACAATGCACCGACATATTCCCGCTTGTTCTGCGGATTTCCTTTGTTATCAAAGTAACTCCACTGCTTATAGTAGATTTTGCATTCTGCTTTTTTCTTTCGATTGAATTCAAGCGTATCAATTTGCTTGTTCAGGATTACCCGTATTTCTTCATCTATCCATATATTTTTGTGTTCACATACTCCCGGTTCGAAAGTGATTTCTGTTACAAAATGCCTGCATACGGATGTGTCTGTATCCATCGGCTGGATCAGGCAGAAATGTTCAACCATCTCAACTTTCCGTTTTCGTGACAAATACTTAATCTCCCGATTACACTCCGGACATGTAATGTTGTCGTTGTTCCGCGGCTTATTCTTCAATTCAAACGAACCGCCACATGCCGAGCATACCCATTTCTTTGTATCCCTGTCCTTGATACACCAGTTTTCCCCGCCGGTGAACTGCTTATCTATCCAGTCTCGCAGATTTGTAGGCACATCTGGCACACGATCCATCAATGCTGTAACTCTTTCAAATCTTCGCTCTTCCTTTGTCTGCCTCGCTTTCCTGTCTCTTTCCTGCTCCAAATCATATATACGGTCAATCAAATTCGTTCGATAATATGTATATGGCTTTTGTGCATCATCTAATATTTCCTTCAATCGATCATGATCATCGCCCGACATACTGCTGTCACCATTTTTTCCGGAATATCCATAACTGCCATCCCAGCTCGCTTCGTATGCAGCAGGCACCTTCTCTGCATGCCATAACCCGGTATTCGCATGCCATGTTGCATACTCGCTATTCGTCGGGTTAAAGCAGTGCCGCCTCTGCAATACTTTATTCTTGAAAATATTCAATACTACAATTCCCTGTACAACCTGCAGGATTGTCCACCAACCTTTTTTCTTCGTCGTCGGCGCCGGTGTTTTCTCTATCGCTTTTTCTTTCATACATCTTCCTCCACATGCAATTGTCTGTTCTTATCGATGTACAGCCATTTATCCGCATATTTACTTGTTACGACGAGCATTTTCATATTCTTGATTTCTTCGTCCTTTTCGACAATTAGTCCGACCACGCTTCCCTCTGTACCTCTGACACGCGGACTGCTGCCTCTGGCAATTGCTATATGCCCCGCTTCCGATACCTTTGCTTTGTCCGGCTGTATGGATACTCCTGTCATATTCGTGATCCAATTCTTTCTCCGTGGATACATGGCTATATATCGCATGATATAATAAGCAAATTTCCGTGCATCCAGCTCTTCCACAAGCGTAATTTCTGTTGCCGCGATACGTTCTCCTTTATCCTCGTCGATATCGCCTGCCGCCTCTACGCGGAAGAAACGACTTTTTTCCCAACTGTAGTATCGCAGGCAGTCCGGCGGATATTCGCAGCAATGGAATCCGGAATTTGCAGTCTTGCTTCTTTCAACCTTCTTTGTCTCTCCTGGTACAAAGTGACATGTCTCTTTCTTTCCATCGCCCATTACGCTCTTCAGATTAGGTGTGAATCCTTTGAATGCCATCATCAGTCGACACCTCCCTCATAGTATGTATGCATCAACTGTTTCCGCTCCGTCCGCGTCGGGATCCCGATAGAAAACTCATGCGATCCGATCATGTTTTTAATTGTTGTAGTCTTCGCCACTATCTCTTTGTGCACCACAGCGCGATTCGTATATCCCGTCTCCGCTGTCAATGCAATATACCCCGCAAGGCTCTTCCCTTTCCGTCGTACCGCTATGGCAAACTCCCTGTCTCTCATGATCTCCGCTTTAATCTCATCTACCCAGTCTTTAAGTATTCCTTTAACATCCAGATGCTTCATTTCCACATCCAGCTTCCCGACCGCTGCCAGCTCCGGCGTGGTCAATGTATCAATCAGCCCATCGATATAATCCTCCACGTCATCTTTATCCAGTCCGTTTTCTTCCGCAAGTGCTTTGAGTGCGTCTACGTCGCCCTCCCGCAGTTCTGCTGCCGCAAGGCGGTTGATCTCTTCAGCACTGTCCAACTCTCCAAATTTATCCCACATCTTTCATGCCTCCATTCTTCATCTTCTCCTGCATCCAAGCCTTCCACTCGTGCGTGTCCTCGGATACGGTCCAGCTTTCTTTTTTGTTGAGTAAATACTCAACTTTTTCCCACATTTCTGCATTCTTGATAGCGACACCTCTTGCCGACTTCCAGCCGGTTTTCTTCCAGCCGGTCAGCCAGTCATTTTTGAGCGTCCAATATACATGCTCCGTGCGTGTGTGGATATGCACAGTACATCCCTTCTGCATTCGCTCTAGCGCGGCAATGAGCAACGTCAACGTGATAATATTCGTATTGCAATGTTCAAAATGCATCACATCATACACAATCACAGGCTCGCCCTTGTACAGCATCTGCCGTCCATCTTCGTATGCTTCCATCACGTACATACCATCTGCCTTTGTGGCACGTGGTGCAATCGTAGATGTCTCGATATAGATATTTACTTCCTGCATTTTCGTCTCTTCCTTTCGTTGCACCGGTGCAACTTCGGCCAATCGTCGCCCGGCGCTCGTATCACTCTCTTGGTTTGCTGTATCTTCACTTCCGTGTAATAGACATAGCTGTACCCTGTTACCTGATTTATGCCAATTCGAATTGATTTTTTATCTATGTAATACCCCGGACGGGCTACCGGTCCATCCGTGATGATCTTTTTCATTGTCCGCCGGACATATGCTTTCTTCTCCGGCTCCGGACGTACTAGGTTTCTGCTTGATGAAAGACTGGATGCACGCTTGATCTCTTCTGGTTCAAATATGCTTGTCTGCTCAAGCTCTTCCGGAAGCGGTTTGCACAGATATGATGCAAGCTGTTCGAAGCCTTCCTCATCGCGGACCGGTTCGCTATGATGTGACAGCCCCGGCCAGTTCTTTGCTATCAGCAGCTCTGTGTTCCATATGCGATTACAAATCAGGTGAATATGTATGCCGCCGCGCTTGCCAATCTCGATACGACGGATCCATTTCCAGCTCTCTCCGTGCTCCGCGTAGTCTCTCCGCATGCGCTTATCAAACAGTGCCAAATCCTGCTTGACCGCATCCATGCTTTTTCGCGTACCTGCCGGGTACTTCAATGTAACCCAACAGTCATCAGGTAGGAAGTTCGCTTTCAGCAAGTGTCGATACTTATTCTCCTTGTTGATCTGATTCTGCCGCTTCACCTGTTCCGGTGTCGGTTTCTTCCTTTTCGCCCGCTTCTCACCCTTCGCTCCGATATGACCGGCGCACTTATACGCATGTTCTATTGAATTTGGAAAATAAAATGTATGTTTTCTGTATGCCATCTAAAGTGTATCCTTGTCCCTAACTTTAATATGCTTATACTGTCTCAAAGCGAGCTTTTATCCCGCTTTTCTTGACGATATAAGCTTGGTGTGATACACTCAAATTGTTCAGATTCGAGGTATTACACCTGAGCCGGTTTTCAGCCGGCTCTTTTTCTTTTCAGTGCAGCTTCGCCGGTTGACTCCTGGTAGTATGTACCATTTTCCGCCACCCAGTACCGATACCGGTCGCCATTCGCGATCCTGCTGCCTATGTACAGACATCCTGTCGGTGGCTCCAATCCTGCGAAGCTCTTTGCACTCATATATGCCTTGTGCATGATCTCGTCCATCTTTGTCACTTGTACGCCACCCTTCTTCTGTCTGACGTCTTGCTCTTCACGATCAGATGATCTGCGCAGTCTGCTTCCACGTTCCAGTTTTCCCAGCGCAAGCCATTTCGCACCATGATTTCTTTTTGCTTTCGCGTCGGCTTTGCAGGACGCTTTAGTTTCTCGTCTTTCAGTCTCATCTTCTTCCTCCTCATCTTCCTCGTTTGCTAATTCAATCAGCTGTTGCCAGATTGTTCCGGCTACCATGATCCAGAAGCCATATATCATCCCCATCCAAAGCAGTACAGCACCTTCTACCATCGCGATCGTCGCCAGCTTATATGTTGTAAATATCATCTCATTACTCATCCTCTCATCCTCTCTTTACTGATATTCCGCTTGCAGATTCCCCCACCCGATCTGCCGTGCGACCGATGTCGGATTGAACGGCGGCACTCTGTGTCCTGCCTTCAGATCCTTCCTGTATTTCAGAAAATCTACAAATGCAAGGTAATTGACGTATGTCACACCGCATCCATCCAATATCGTGTATGCACCATATCTTCCTTTCTGCACATACATGTCAATCTCTGCCAGCCGGTTCGATACCGTACGCGCTGACACATCCAACGCCTTCTGTATCTGCGCCTTCGTCACGTACGGTGATGCACTGATATACTTAATCGATGTTATCTCCATAGTCCTCACTCTCCTTACTAATTCAGTTGGTGACAATTTGTCACCGACTCAACTGATGACATCTTGTCACCGGTTCAACTGGTTACATTCTGTTACCGGTTCATATCTGGAAACATTTTTTGTAAATGATATTTCTTTAATTCCTGAATCGCTTTCACCTGTCTTTCTTCCTCTTGGATTCTTGTATCGATACATCGCATCGTATTGACAAGCTCATGCTGCGTATCTATATTCGTATGCAGGTCAATCTCATACTCATTAAAAATCTCTGGTACAATATTGAGTCCTGTCTGTGTTCTCCTAAGATATTCCGGCAAATTCATCTTGAAGATCATGTACACATATGCCGGTAAATACTTATTTGACACAACTTGAAAGACACAGTATTTTGATTCAACCTCTTTCTCTTCGTTCAGATACTCCATCTGGCCTTTTGTTGCCGATACCTGCACGCAGAAGCTTCCTTCCGGATATATCTTTGCTTTCTTTGCCCTTTCCCATATGCATATATCTTTGATTCTTACATGTTTGTATTTGGTCAGCTCCATAGCTTCAATACCTCCGCGATATCGCTCTGATAACCATCTCCAACAAGTTGTCGCATCATTCCCGCCAATTCCCGCTCTGTCTTCCTTATTTCCTCATCTGTTTCTTGCATCTGAGCTGTCAGCTTTCTTATATCCACCTGTTCTTCAGGCTCCGTAGTATCGATATAACGCGGTATATTCAAGTTATATTGATTTGCCTGAATCTCTTCGATTGACACCAATCTGGATATTTTTGCTTTTTCGATACGATTTTTGTAATTTTTTGCAATCTCGTGTACGGCTTCTCCGTCTAATTCATTGACCTTTGCCTTCTTTGTTGCATATTTCGTTGCATCCATTATGTACACACTCTCGGTATCTGCTTTTTTCAGACAGATCATCACAGTTGGTATGCTTGTATTCAGGAACATATTGTCTGGAAGACCAATAATCCCATGAATATATCTTTTTTCGATCAATGATCTTCTGATTGCCAGTTCTTGATTTCCTCGAAAAAGCACTCCATGTGGAAGTAGTACAAACGCTTCCCCACCATCCTTCAGCCTTGTCAATATATCGATTATGAACAGATAATCGCCCTTGCTTTTTGGTGGTACTGCATATTTTCGAAACCTCCAGTCCCCAACACCACTCCAGGGCAATGAATATGGTGGGTTCGATATGATTGTCTGGACGCGTCCGATGTTTGGTTCCAGCTTTGCAATATCACTGTATCGCGTTCCGGCTTCAAGCCGGTATGCTTCAAGCAACTCGCGTGTTGTTATATCCTCTTTTATTACCCATCCTGTTACGTTTCTAATGCTCATATTGAACAAAAGAAGTGGAAATACCGTTTCGCTTTTTTCAATGCAGATCACATTCTTTACACCATTTGCAATATAAGATATTGCAAGGCTTCCAGTTCCTGCGCATTCATCAAGTACCGCTGCCGGTGTCGTCGAAAGCTCATAAAATAAGTTACAAATACAATCCGGCGTATAGTCCTGTTTCATCTGCTTTCGCTGAGCTGCCTCTGCCTGAAACACATCTCTCATGAAATCTGTACTCAAATCAATATCCTCAATAATCTTATTGAAGTATTCTTCTCTTCTCTGCTTATCAAAAATGATATCTTTTAGGTATCTAATAAATTCGTACATCTCGGATATTCCAAGTATCTCCCGAATATCCATATCCCATCACGCTCCCTTCAATCGCTCCAGCTCTTCAACCAGACTGTTTTTCGCTCGATCAAGCGACCGTATCTCTTCCTCAATGTCTTTTACCTTCATTGCTCGCGTGTACATATCTTTGAAGATTATGAGTCCAAAGCTCTTATACAGCTCCGCTACTTCTTCCTTACCAGATGTATTCCGAATTGCTGGGTGCCACATATATACTGTCTCGATCAGCTCGTACTCCTCATCTGTCACAGATCCGTGAATCAGGTCCTCGAATTCATTCTTCATCTCGTTTTCTCCCACCAAAGCAACAAACGGAATCATCTTGGAGTTGGCATAACCCATCTGCTTCTTCATCTT